TCCCTTCGGATTTCCCAAAAGTTCTCCCAGGACTTTCGCGGCAGCCGAAGAAGATGTTAAAGTTGGGTTCTTGGAACCGTCCAAAGTACGGAGCCAAGAGAAGGTGTCGGACTGGGGCAACTGGTCCTCAAACTCATCTGTTCCGGCTGCCGCAGCGGCAGCAAATGTTGATATTTCTGATGCAGCGGAAACAATCCGTGCGGAAACTAATTCTGTCATCTCATCGACGGTCACCTGTCGTTCGTTGCCGTTTTTATCCACAGCTTTAAAGCCAACTATATTATTCAAGTCCATAATGCAAATTTTAAAATTAAAACAAATACTTCACCCATGCAAAATAATTACTGTTCTCAATATAATTCGGATCATCCTCGTTGGAATATGCCTCCCTCTCAAACGATACCGTCTTATACGCCTTGCCGGCATCCTTCAACCGTACCGCCATGACCAGCCACTCCACACCATACCAGAGATAGAATGCCAGCCCGGCCAGTACCAGCCACCAGGCGGAAAGGTCAAAACACAACAGTAAGATCCAGATAACTGTACCGGTGGCAACTGCCATCTCAACCCATTGACGGGCGTGGGTACACTCATGGTTTCTCACTTTCTGAGTGATTATCTCTTCCGGTCGCTTGCTTAAAACAAACGGACCGATTGTTATCGTATGGCAAGAACTGAACGCAAGCAGCACCTTTGCCAGAAGGTTGTTACAATATACCTTTTTCATGTTGTTCCTCCTTTTTATCTAAATAATCATTCAAAGAATCAGCCAGCAGACCGGGCAGCATGGAGGTGGAGCGTCTTATGATATCCACCTCTTCTTCGTCAATCTCGACACCTTCAGCAGTAGATTTGAATATCTTCTCAGCAAGGAGATGCGCCTTCAAGCCCGCTACGTTCTTATATATCCAGTCACCGAAGGCTTCAGTGATGTTACTGGCTATAAGCTTTTCTTTTTTAATCCCATCATAAATAGGGAATTGTGCAAAATTTATTCTCATACTTTATATTTAAATTATCCGCAATAAAACATAACCCAATAATTACCCATACACTTAATGAAGCCGGATGCAAAATCCAAATCAATATAAGACACCTCCTGTCCTCCGGGAGCAGGCAGGATCCGTCCTCCTGTCAATCTTACTCCGCCGCTCATACGTTTGAAGTATATAGTATGTCCCGGAACATCCGGAGGAAGCGTCACTTCTATATTGTCTCTATTAATAAACATCACATTGTCATCATTGTTATTCAAGGAAGTTTTAACAGAGATATTCCTCCAGTTCCCCACTATGCCACGGAGAGATACATAACTGTCATTGTCCGGATGAAGGAAAATGTTACCACCTTCCACGAACAGAGGAATGCTCGGGGTCTTGATGTGCATCCCGAGCATGACATTCGGACTCTGTATGTCAATTCCGGCATCATACGATATCCCTTCGATTGTGACAAATTTCGTGTTCCCTCCGATTTTTACACGTGCAAATGTCCTTTCGTTATAAAACTCAATCTGTCCGGCAGACAGCTTGAAACCAACGTATTTATTTGTTTCATTCTCATAAAGAGTTTTTGAGGACAACATCCCCGAAGCAATGGAGAACGGACCGATACGTCCGCTATCCGCCGTAATCACGCCGGTGATATCTGCATTCTTACATTTGAAATACCCGGTTACGCCATTGATAAGAAGAGTTTCACCTTCATCGTTGTGGGATTTAAGCACATTGTTTTTGAACATGAAGCCGGCTACATTCGCGCCATCGGCAAACAGGGTGTCAGTGGCGATATTCACAAACTTCTGCATAGCTTCCCAATTGGAATCACCGTTGACAGATGTGGGTGCAGCGGTAACGGAAGCGCCGTAATTTTTTACAAGGAAATTATAATAAACTCCCCCTATCAGATATATGACCTTATCCCGGTAATCCGCATTCCAGACGTAAGTCTGTCCGGAAGCCCATACGCCTCTGTCACGGGGAAACGCCCCTGTTGCTCCTGTCGCTCCTATGGAACCATCATTTGCAACACCCACACCCTTCTCGGCCACATAATTGTCATTCCAAGCAGCAGCATCGGAAGCTGATTTATAAGCCCGGACGGCAAACTGGGTGTATCCGGCTGTCGCAGGTACGGATATCTGGCTGTTCAGTGTCGCACCTACATGAGCCAGCCAGCTTCCGTTGTATTTGCGGGCTGCCATATAAAGCGTGCTGCACGTGCTTACATTGCCTGCCACATTCTGTTTGCAAGTGACAAGGAATCCAGACGGGGATGGCGTGCCTGTTGAAGTGAAGTTGATCACGCTGACAGGGCTGTCCAGCCAGTAGGATGCCGACGGTCCGACGGGGGCAACCATCTCCTGCCAGTCCGCATGTACCGTCCGGTTCGCAGATCTGCCGGCGAGGATATATCCGCCGTCTCTTTTCCTGCGGAGTCTGCCGTTTCTGAACTTGGCGATTTTAATCGGAGGGTTGGAGGTTTCAACCTTGCTTAAGTAAGATCCTCCGGCAAACGATACTGTGCTGTTTTTCGCATACGGAGTGTTGGCGGACTCCCAATGACCTGCGGCTGTGATGCTCTCACCATCCTTTCCGTCACTGCCGTCCACAACCATCGGGACAGTCTCGACATCAACCGCCTGACCGTTCACGTAGAACACGAACTTCAAGCTACTGGTAAAATTACCGGAAGCCACCCCGACACCATCACCGATGGGAACCTCGGCCGCACCGTCACGACTGTACTTCAACTCCCCGTCCGTTGTGGCCGTAGTGACCGCACCGACTGTCTTCATACGCCGACAGGATACCGAAGCCACACTGTAACCGCCGTTCTTGTTCTTGCTGACCATCGTGGCCGAAGTGACAAGGCTATAAATTACCGCATCGGAACCGTCCGCCCCGCCACGGACACCAGTTATCTTGAAAGTCAGTTCACGGGTATAGAGCTGCCCGTTCTTCATTGCAGCCAGTGTGATGGTGACCGTATTCTGTTCCGGAACCGACTTTCCGGCAGCAACGGATATCGCCACCGCTCCGGTGGCCTTGCTTGTGCTTGCCGTGAAACCGGCAGGCGTGCTGACTGTCAAAGATTCAAGGGTGAGTTTCTCGGTACCGTACCACATGGACACATGGGTAGTCCATGACTGTGCGGAAGTAGTAACGCCGGTACTGGTAAGAGCGACGCTCACCATCTCATTGTCAAGGTCGGCCATGACATTCGACTCCCCGTCCTTACTCCAACGGTGCACAGGGGCCGGAGTGCTCCATTCACTCCATACTCCATCACGCTTCACACGTTTGCACGCCCATTCCACCTGATGGTCGGCATCCACGCCAAGAAAATCATCTGTCCAGCCTTCCGGTATATAATCATCCTGCTGCTTCGATTCCGGCTTGTCAGGGGTAAGGCCGATGATGTTGGTACGGGTGTAGATCCACTCGTAACCTTTGCCGTCCTTACCGTCAGTTCCGTCTTTGACCATGACCATCCACAAACCATTCCGGTATATGTAAGTACAATGGTCAGCCGTATTTCGGTAGCTGTCACCCTCCTTGGGATTGGACGGATGGGATGCGAATTCACCAAGGAAGGTGATGCTTTCGCCTTTCAGCTCACGCCCGTCCAAAAGCATCTCCCAGTCTTCATGCACGGTCCAGTCGGCTGACTTCCCGGAAAGGATATAACCGCCATCCTTTTTGCGACGATAACTGCCATTCTTGAACCTTGCGATCCTGATGGGAGGATTGGATGTTTTCACCTTGGAGATAAAAACACAGCCCGCCAAAGTGACCATGGTATTGACCTCGTATGGGGTCTTAGAGGATTCCCAATGACCGCCACCTATTACAGACAGGCCCGGATCACCCTTGTCACCTTTGGCGGCTGATACAAGCCAGTCCGGATTGTTTTCGGATGGCTCGGAAGTAGTGCCCTTGTCATTGACGCACAACCATGTGGAACCGTTATGGGGCACACGGGAATAATACGCATACTTCCTGCCCGGCTCCCAGCTAGGGAAGTCGATAGGAACGCGGACTGTGCTACCGGTAATTTCATCAATTTGAAAAATCAATCCCGTCATGATGATATCCTGCAATACTGCCGAGAACCTGTCGCAGTTGATCCCATTGATGGTCATACCCTTCTTCTTGCCGAACCAGCTCTTCATCTGTGCCGACTCCGGGTCCCAGGTGTTGGCATTGTCAACAAGGGTGATGCAGCAGTTACCGTCACGCACGTCTATGATGATATAAGTCTGACGCTCCTTGTCGGTGAAGTTCCCCGTCTGTCCGAGACGCATCTCGTTATGGGGAACGAACTCATATCCGGGACGCGGAACCATCATGAATGTCTTCTCGTCATAATCTGCGGAAGTGATACGGTACTGTATTTTCCGGAAACCAATAAAGTCACCGGTAGTGACGCTTTTGTCATGCCAGAAGCCCAAAAGGATATCGTCCGGCTTCTGTCCCAGCGGTACACCATCCTCCAGATCGGGGGTGACAGTATAACTGCCGTCACTATTGGCGATAAAGCTTTTTATCTTCAGCCCTCCGCCGGGACTTATAGTATTGTATCCCTCAAAATAAGTCTGACGATTGAAACGAAGTTCAGGAACACTCAAAGAGCTGCGCAGAACCAAAGCCTCCAGCTCGGCACGGGCATCCTCACCGATGTAACCGCCCTGAACACCGGTGATAAAGTCACCGAACTTGGCGTATTTCTTGATGACGGTTCCGCCCAACAGGGATAATAGGAAACCGGTGCGTTCCTCCGTGTCCTTGCGCATGAACATGATCAGCGAGCGCAATGCGGAATACACGTTATGGTCTGTTGCAGGGGTGGAGTCGTGGCTTCCGATCACATACACACCGCTGCCACCACCGCCCGTATAGGTCTGTCCCTTCAGGGTAAGGCTCTCAACCTTTTCCTCCAGCTCCCCGATACGGGAATAGGCGGCGGTTTCCCCGACAGTATAAACAGGTGAGTCAAAGGAATAATCAAGATTGAATTCAAATCCGATAACCCTTGACTGTCTTCCGTTCTCGAAATAAGCCTTGTTGATAAGGTTGACCTTTTGACCGATGCTATAGAAATTATGAACGCCATCCTCACGGTATGCGTCATTTGACATCATCGTGCAGCCATAGGTACTCGGGTCTATCTTGGATTTGGCAGCGTACTTTTCAGTCTTTTCCTTCAACTCCTGCTCGGCGGCACCCACAAGCCCCAGCTCGGTTATTTTCGTACTGTCCCAGCCGGAAAGCACATATTCATCTCCATCCTGGGGAAAGAGCACATCACCGGGAAGCGGTCTGCCATAGTCCTCATTCCTGACTATCTCCCAAAGCTGTGCCTCAGGGTTCCATCCGCCATCCTCCAATTTCTCCGGCTTTCCCTCAGGATTGAACTTCACGGCAAACTCCAAACCGTTGAGAAGCCCGGATGCGAAACGTATCCTCAGCTCCTGACCGGGGAGGATATATTTCTCGGAAAAGTTAACACCCGTGTCCCTAAAGCGGTAGGCATTCCATTTTTCCTCGGTGGTTGTGCCGTCCTCATTCTCCACCTTGTCCGTCACTTCGATAGTGGTGACATCCGACATGATGCCTGTTCTTCGAGGATAGACTTCATCGAAGATAACCACCTGCTCGACGGCTTCCTCGGTAGTCATATCAGGATAAGCGTCAATGTAAGGAGTGCCTTCGGGCAACATTAAGCGTTTTTGCACCACGCCGTTCACAACCACAGTCTCGTCAACCGGACGGTAGTCAGATGGGATATTCTTTGTTGAACCAAAAGCGTAGATACGGGTGGCATAAGTGGACCGGGATTCTGACTGTGACATTTCCTGCACGTTTTTCCCGATTTCGAAATCCACCGCATCGCCAGACTCACAACGTCCGAAATGGATGATGTTTTCAGTCACCCAACATTCGCAATCCCATTTCTTCGCCATCTCAAAACAAGCGTCAAGGATGTTGATGTTGTCGTAACTCATCAACTGGGACTTGTTTTCGACTGTGGAATCAATGGAGAAAACAAAATCCTGTCCTTTGTATGTGTAACCAAGAGCTTTCAAATTTCTAAGGACTATACCGGCTTGTACGTCAAGCGGAGCGGTCAGGTTCCAGGACGCCTCCTGTCCGGTCGTCTCCGGGGTATATTTGAAGATTTTGTTTTTCCATTTCCAGTAGTAGGCGTCAAGTCTTAATTCGTAATCGTAGCCGGCGGTATTGGTGTTGAATGCGGGCTTCTGCAAGTCGCACACCTCGAACAATCCGAAGTTACATTCCACGTATGAGCCAAGTTTGAAATATATGGGATTCTCTAAGGAGAACTTTAACATGATGTAGTCCTCCTTCATCAGAGTGAACTTACGCTTGCAGCCTTCATTGATCAAAGTTGTAAGCAGGATAGCACCGGATATGTCTTTGATGTCGATTTGTTCCATGTCTTCAAAGTTCGGGGATAAAAAAAAGAGTGCCCAATTTTGAGCACTCACATACACGACAATAAAACCAATGTCGTGAATTAGCTTCTGTTTGCCGGATTTGGCTCGTTAAACTTGGCTGAAATTTTTCCGAAAGTTCGGTCTAAACTCTGTGCGTAAGTGACACTCTTGCCAGTATAAATAAGATGGTAAACCTCGCTACTATTAGCAGGAATCTGAATATCAACCACACCTTTATACAGCTCATCAAAGAAAGCTTTCTTCTTTGCTTGATAATCAGACTGAGAATTACCCTCGATAGTGAACGAAAGAGTTATTTCCCTCTCATCGACTTTAGGATTATTGATTATTACCCGTTTCCCATGTTCAAGTCGGCTTTTGTTCTCAATAAAATCCTTCATGGGAGCGGATGCCCCAATAACATCAAGAAACCCCTCTCCCATTCTCACGCCCCATGTTGTATAAGCGTTTTCGCCATTAATTAATAATTCATTCATAAACTATAATTTTGCTGTATTCTTTTTAACCTCTGCTATATCTCTTTGCATCTGTTGAATAGGTTTGACGATTGCCCCTGTATTTTCTGAAATCTGTACCAATTCAAGATAGGATTGCGCTATCAAATCCCGCGTATCATCAGCAATATTTCTTGTTTCCGTATTTATGGAAAGTAGAGCATCTGCTTTTACTGTTAGTAAATTAAGCGATTGAGATTGAATGATATTTTGATTCTTTATCTCTTCTCCTGCAATCTGCAATGCTGTAAACCTACCGTTCAACTCTTCGCCAGTATCTTGACTCATTGCCTGAAAACCTCTTGATGAAGAAGATTGGGAATAGGACTCCTGTGAAATCTTGTCATATCCGGTTGCTGCGGCAAGCTCGTCACGGAGCTTCATGGCTTCGTCCACATAACCCATGTATTCATCCATCAGCTCCTTACGCTCATTATTATCAAGCGTACCATCATCCTTCATGGCTTCACCGAATTTATCATACCATGTCCTCAGTTTGTCACTAAACTGTTCACCGATGGCATTTGACAGCATCGCCTGCATGAAATATTTGGATATGTCATCAGCAAAATCCTCCGCACTCTTCTCCATATCCATCAGACTGCTTATAAAACTGTCATACATGGAATCGAATGACATTCCGATCAGGCCCTCATAAAGACTGTCGGTCAGTTCTTCCAGTTTTCCTGCCTGCTCTATATAATCATCCAGCTTGTCGGTAACACGCTCACCGTAACCTCCCTTACCGGAAGATTCCATGATATCCCATAACCATACGTCCGACCGTAGAGCCTTCATCTGTTCGGGGGTCAGATTCCACAAGGAATCGGTGCCGGAGAAATCCTGCATGCCGGTAGCTTTTCTTGCGTGTTCCAGCATTTCATCCGTCCATTTCAGATAATGCTGCCAGCTGCCGTGGCTCTTATGATATCCGGCTTGCTCCTTTGCTATTTGCAGATAGTTTTTATTGACTTCCTCCTGATACTTTACAGCTTCCCTGTAAGATTCAACCGATTTCATTCCCTTGCTTGCCTTCATCTCGTCAGTCAGATCCTCGATGGCCGTTTGCAAAGTTTCATTCCTGTCCGTCAGCCTGTCTATCGTTTCCTGTACTTCCTTGGCGTTTCCACCTATTCCAAACAGGGAGTTGAAGCCTCCGAATGAGATTGCGTTCAGGATGTTTCCTATGCCGTTCCTCAATGACTTGCCGATTGTGACAAACAAATCCCCTGACAAGACATCACCGATAATTCCACTGACAGCGTTCAGAACAGCATCAAGCAGACCACCGACAAGATCACTTAATCCGTCTTTGAGTACGTCAATGATGGACAGAATCCATCCGACAATGGGAACCTCCTTAAGAGATTCTGACGTTTTTCCTATGACATCCTTGAATCCGTTCACGGTTTTGATAATTCCGCTATATGCGTTATACAATCCACCGGATGAAATCTGCTGCAAGCCTCCCAACAAATTTTCCATGCTTGCTTTCAGTCTGGTGGCGGTATCAGTCACATTACGCTGGGCCTGATTGGCGATATCAGTCTGTGTCTTCACATTGGCGGATGCAATGTCAGCATTCTGCCGTGCTGTTTCAAGAGCGTTTGCTGCGGCTTGTTTCTCACTTTCCGTTCCGCCCTTCTGCGCTTTGGTGTAATCATCCTGTGATTTCTTTAGTCTTTCCAAAGCAGCTGTTTCAATCCCTATGGCACTGATACGATTCTGTTCTGCTATTTGATAGGCTTTTACATCCTCTCCAAGTTTCTTGAAGTTGACTCCACTTGTACCACCCAAAGACTTTTCCATCTGGCTGATGGCGTCAATCAATGATTTCTGGCTTGCCTGATCGGAGTTCTTGAACTTGTCAGTCCGTACATATTTTTTCGCTTCGTCCAAGGCGGGCTTTATCATGTCGGAAAACATGGAACCAAACTCACCGAACACAGTAACCCAATCTATATTGGCTTTTATGGCTTCTGTTTCCTTGTTCTGTATGGCAACATCACGTTGTTTCTCCAGTAACTTTACTTGTGCACTATTAACACCGTTTTCTTCCTGTGCTTTCCTTATTTTTTCCGCATACTCTTGGGCGATAGCCAATTTCTGCTGCTGGAACGTGCCATATTCTTTCAAGTAGTCGTTCAAAGCCTGTTGTTCGGCTTTCAGCTGTCCTTCAGTTACATCGGAAATATCTTTATCTCTCATACTTTCGGCATTGGTATAAGCTTCTGAAATTTTCTGTGCCTGCTTGTCGGTCAGCTTACCGTTACCGGCTTTGCTCCATTCTTCCTCCTGTTTTCTTATCGCATCAATCTGTTTCTGATAATCAAGGTCAATCTGTTTCAACTTCTTTTCCGTGCCTTCTCTCATCAGGTTGATTTCATCCTGTTGGTTCTGACGGTGAAGTGAAAGAAGTTGCCCGTCCAGCTTTTCCTGATTTTCTTTTTGCTTTTTTGCTAGATTTTCCTGTCTGGTCAGTGCGCTTCCGATTACTCCGCCCAGCTCCTTGTATGTCTTTTCGGATACCTCCATCTTATCTTTGGCTTCTTTCACCTGTTTCGATGTAGCCGTCTGATCTTTGATTAAGGCCTCATACCCTTTTTTCGCTTTCTCCCATTCGGCTTTAGCATTTGCCAAATCCTCCTGATATGTAGTTTCTTTTGTTTCCTGTCTGTTCTCAACTTCCAATTGGGCATTGATTTCCGACAAGACATCCTTTCTTGCGTTTGCCAATTCATTTTTCAGGTCTTCGATACGCTGTACCTGAACCTTCATTTCGGAACGGTTGTTCTCCTTCTTAGCTAAATTATAAGCCCATTCCGCACTTTTTATCTGTTGTTCCAAGGACTCGACTATAGCCTGTTTTGACTGTGTTCTAGATTTTACAACTTCTTCATTATATGCCTTCCAAAAACCAGTCAAATCCTGTATATGGCCTTTCTCATCAACATATTTCCTAAAGAGTGCTGGGTATAGTTCCTCAATATCTTTTAAAGCTTTAAGTTTAGTGGTCTCGGCTTCCACCTCGCTATTAATGGTGCTAACAAGACCTTCCAAAGTACGTTTCCGATCTTCTTCGTCCGTGTCGAGTTTTTCTATTTTCTTGTTGTACGAGTCCAAAGCACGTTCAGCAGATGTTGTGCTGTCGGATAATGCCCACATTGCAACTCCAAGTCCTACTACAGCAGTAGCCAACAACACATAAGGATTGGTAAGCATTGCAGCGTTTAAAGCTAACTGCGCTTTTCGTGCCAATAAACGGGCATTGGTAAGTCCAATCTCCACAAGAGTATGTTTACTTTCGGCAGCAGTAACAAGCATCACTGCGGTCCGGTATGTACCATAAGTAACCACTAATCCAGCCAAGATCCTACCTACTGTTTCATAATTCTGAATCAACGAAGTTGTCATTTGAATACCGTCCATGATAACACTTTCCGACTTTGTTCCCAATTCGTTAAACACGGAATCCAAAGCATCCTGCATCATAGACAACTGACCATTGATAGTCTTTGAAGCATTCTCAGACATATTATAGAACTTACCACCTGCGGAAGTTGCATCAATGAATGCCTGTTGAACCATTTCAGCGGAAACAGCACCTTTGGACATTTCATCTTTCAAAGTTGCGATAGATTTTCCGGTCTTTTCGGAGATAATCTGTAACGGGTTGAATCCAGCGTTTATCATTTGATTCAAATCCTGCCCCATAAGTTTACCCGCTGCTGACATCTGTGAAAATGCCAAAGTTAGCGAATTGAACTTACTGGATTCCCCCATAGAAATATCACTAATGGCTTTCAAGTATTTGATAGTGTCTTCTGCTTGTATGTTAAATCCAAGCATCATCTTTTCTGCTCCAACCATATCTGACATAGTAAGTGGAGAAATCTTAGCCAGCTCCTTGATTTGCGGAATCAGTTGTCCTGCCATATCCTTTCCAACCATAGTCTCAATAGCGGTCTGCATGGATTGAAATTCTCCACGAACACGAATCATTTCAGAACCTAATGCCTTTAATACTCCAGCACCACCAATAACCGCCAATGCTTTCTTCCAAGAAATAGCGATACCGTTGTTACTTTCTACGATTTCCTTAGCATTATCATTGTAAAAGGCGTATTCATCCCGAAGCTTCTTTACTGACAGACGTGCTTCTGCCTGTTGCTGGGTTAATCCAAATAAAGCTGCCTTTTCTTCATCAAGAGCTTTGCGGGCAGCATTGTATTCTTCTAACTTGCTATTTGCTGATAACGGATTCCTTTTCAATGCTATACGATAAGCATCCCCAAGTCGTTTTACATCCGCTTCAATATCCTTAACTACCGCTTTTTGAGCAAGAATCTTCTCTGTGAATCCATTCACGGCCTGGGAAGCATCGAAGATTTTCCTTTTGAATCCCGTTTCCATCTCCGCTCCAGCTTTGGCTGCATTAGTCACCAACTCATCCAATCTTTGGTTGGATGCAGCAAGTTGGGCATTCAAAGCCTTGAAAGCAGCAGGAGACTGCGTGCCATCCATGCTCATTAACTCCTGCTTTAATTTTGCAATTTCATTACGAAGTCTTACAACTTCTTCCCAGTCACTACCTATCTTAAAATATAATTTTGACATATCTATTTCTTTTTCCTACGATTAGCCAATTCCTTACCACTGATTCTATTCACCTTCTGACCACCATATACTGCGCGTAATTTATCCCGTTGCATCATCAGCAGATTCCGATAAGGGATAATCTCAAACACTTCTGTATAACTCAGATGCAGCGTGTCAATCAAATGGGCTATCTGCCCGAAGAACGTTGTGTTTCCTACTGTTTCGGTCTTGCTGCCAGCATCGACACGTTCCTCATCGAGCTGACACACTGAAAAGCCGAAATATCCATCATAGAGAAACAGACTTCCAAGGCATCTTTGACTTCTTCAAAAGTGCCGTTCTCCAATTCTTTGACCAAACTATCATTCCCGCAGATGAAGCATGAAATACCTTTCAGCATATCTTCAGTAGCTTCAGGAAGCTCTTTAATAGCTTCCATGACATTATCTCCAGTCATGCCGATATTGGAAAAATGATGAATGGCACGACAGATAATTTTAATTGTAGGAGGTTTAATGGTATAAACCATCCCTCCTATCTCCACATTCATGAAATCCAGCCCTAACAAAGCATCAGAAACCGTTTTTGCTGCTTGATTCATATTCTTAAACTAAAAGGGGGAATGGTATATATCCATCCCCCGGTTATCACTCTTGTGCTTTTACCAATGTTATCTCTTTTTTAAGAGTGGTATCAACTTCAGAAGGAGTGGTTTTAATATCTCCTGACTGAGTGACGTACCCCACTTTCGACACTTCATAGTGAACGGTAGCCCCAGCATTCACCTGCTTTGACTTGACCGTTGCACCGTCCAGCTTTACGGTCGCATCGGAAGGAGTAGGTACAATGGTTACTGTAGTTCATGCCTGCAAAGCTTTAATCTGCCCTTCTTCATAGTTATACTCAGAAGAAACACCTTCGATTCCCGGTTCCTGCACCAAGCCTTTTACAGCGATTGCAATTGCCTTATCCGTATTGGCTTCACGGGAAACAATACGGCATTTTGGGAAGATGAACCAGACATCATCATCGGTCAGACAGAACAATGCTTTGTTGATAATAACTTTATCCAAAGCACGCTTCCAACCTACATCTTTAGATGTTGCCTGAATAACATCGCCACCCATGAACGCTTTCTTGGTCTTCCAGTCATATTGTCCGATAGAGAAAGCGGGCGATACTTCTCCCGGCACATCATCGTAACGGTAATTCTTTCCCGTTAATTGGTTCTTGTACCCGGTGACAGAGGCTTCCGTTTCCTCAATCTGCCACGTTTCCCCGTGTACATTCAAAACCTCATCTTTCGCTTTGATAGCGGCTTGAATCAAAGTCTTTGCGATTTCGGGGGTAATGTCTGCCGTTACCTTATCAATGTCGGCAAACAAGATTCTTTTTATTCCTACTGCTGAAATCATAATCTTATAGTTTTACATTTATTACTTCAAATAAAATTCTCACATTCACGTAATGGCATTTCAAAGCTGTATCCGCTTCCGTGCCAATTGATTCGATAGAATAACGATAGGTTGTACCGTCATAGGTGCTTACTACATCATCAAGCAGCTTGCCAGCCTTTCTTTCGAGTTCGTTAAGCCGGATTGTGTTCGCTTCATTCTCGCTTAAATTGGGTACACATAGATTCACTTCTGCGAAAGATTTCTTCCAATACTTTCCCGGCTGTTGTTTCTTCGTGTGGATGACAATCCTTTCGGACTTCAATTCACCCGTCAGCGTTTCACCATCAGGCACTAGATCTATTCCGAAAGCCTTGCAGTCCCGGTAGAGGATGTTTCCTATGTCGGTAGTTACTATCATTCCACAATCTCCCAATCTTCTGCAAATACATCACTGATAGACGGAACCCATGAATCAGCGCGTCCGGTATTCTCATTGTAAATAAGACACTGGCTTGTGTAGTCAATAAAGCCCTTGCCTTTCAGAATAAGGTCTTTTGCTGATTGCGGAATAGATTGCATCTTGGGGATAATATCACTATCAATATGTGCTGGGACCTGTTTGAACACCATTAATCCTTTTCCGTTCCAACCGCTTCTACGAATTGGAAAACCTGCTTTGAGAGCCATAATAGCCATACCAAAATTCATCTTTATTACTTTTGCACCATCAGAACCTTGCATACGCTGTATGCGAGTATCAAGAAGCCGTATATAGTCGAACATTGTACAACACTGCATTTCCAGTAAACACTTGTTGTACATATCATTAACGACTTCATCCATTTTCCCTGAATCTATGAAAGCGGCTAACTTTACATATCTTCCATTGACTTCTTCGGCTTCTATCTGCATACGGTCAAGTGATGTATCGGCGAGTTTATACGCCTCCTCAAACGGTTCCGCTGGCGACCAACTCTCGTACCCGTCAGCATATTTAACGTGATAACCCATGCGCTTTGCATACTCTGCATCAGGCACTCTGCCAACTTGTAATAAACCTCTTTCATAAGCCTCGCCCATTGTCATAGGTTCTGCTTCAATCTGTTTTGTTCCAATGTACTTTTTCATTTTTCAAATTCTTCTTTTAATCGTTTCTCCGCAAATAAAGCAGCACTACTCAAAACATCATACCCTTTAGATTCTACGAATGATGCGTATTCCGCTTCGTTTTTCAATGTCAAACCGTCTTTATTGACATCGTAATCATTGGACGTTCTCAAAGTGAGTGTATGGTCTTGATAATCCCCATGTTCCTCTGCGTACTTCACGGCTTCATCGCCTACATCAATCATCTTCTTTTCGACCTCCCATTCTCCTTCATCGAAAAAGGAGTCGACATCTGAGAAATCGAAATCTACATCCATAATTCCGAGTAGTTAAAGTAGTTTGTACTCTTTACCGTGTAGACTTCGCCTTGACCTCTTACGCCATCACCATCCATGCAACGTACTTCATCACCAGCCTTGACAGTAATTCTTTTCTCACATACTACATGATAATTCGGACGATACACAGAGCCGTTATCAGATGAAAACTCTTTGGTAGTGTTATCATCACAACGGCACTTGCATACCTTCTGCCAGTATTCACCACCTGTTCCGGGAATAGGTCTGCCAAACTCATCCTTGTCCATCGGGGTGATAACTTTTACCTGCAATATGTGTGGGGCGAATATCATAAGAAAGTCACTTTAGGTTTGTTACCCAGTTCGTCTTTCAAACCGTACTGTTTACACAGAAATGAATAGTAATCCTTAATGCCTTGAATGTTCCAAGACATAGAAAAACCGCTTTCGCTGATGGAAGTGGCACGAAGCAATAGAGAGGGGATGAACTTCGCAATTGCCACCGACACCCGTGTTTGGCAATCCTCGTTCATCTCACCCCCTCCGCTTATCTTTGCGTTCAGACATATATCGAAAAGGTCAGCCTCCGACAAGTTAACGCTGAAGGTCTGAAACTTCTGTAATATATAATCGTTTACTGTCATGCGTTCATCTCACTCAAATCGAAGTTCACAATCAGGTTCGGGTTCGCAATCTGCGGAATCCATTCGGCTGTGTATTCCAGATAGCGACCATTGCCGTCCTTGTAACCTGAAATCAGCATATCGCCATCTGCCTGAGTGTAATTACGTCCCGGTACACCATCCACAGCTTCATAAGGAGTGTGGAAGCGCATATAACCGATTTTATCCTGCGGAAGCAGGGAAATACGACCATCTGCATAAATGGGGATATTCTTACCTGTTTGGTCTACCACATAATCTTCCTTGATTTCAATAGCCGGAAGTCCGATACCTGTAAAAATGGTAGAAGCCAGTTGCGAGGTGATAAGCCCGGTAGACATATACATTTCATTGCCTGTAAGCTGCATTTTGAACTTATCTCCAAATTCACTTGAACCGATAATATTCTTGATGAATGTGCCACGGCTCATAATCATCTTGGGGAATGTGCCGTAAATAGATTTCAGCTCATTCAGTTTCTGCTGCAAGTAAGTGACGAAATAGTCTTTATCCTCTGTGTCCGGCTTGATAAACTTAAACGGCAAGTCGATGTTCAATAAGTCAATTCCTCCGGCATTGTCGTCCTTGTTCTTCACGCTTGCTGCTCCAGTCATCAACAGAGAGCCTACGATAATGTCCATACGCTTGTGCGGTGCCAGCAATACCTGACGGTAATCGTCATAGATGAAGTCCACGATGTCACGCATGGCTGCTTTCTGGTCTTCCGGTTTGGCGGCATTATACTTATCTATCAAGTCCTGCAAGTCAGACAAACGGTCGATTGAGATTTGATAGCGGTCACCCAAATAGGCAATCTCACCATATCCGGAACCGATATTCCTGCGTTCACGGATAGGCTTTTCGCCATAACGGGAGTTGATGGAACCAGCCATCACGCCAGTAACCTGACCGATGTAGTCTTTAAATACACGAGTAGTAGTCCTACGGAAGCCCAAATACTGCTGCCAATAAATTGTGTCCTTTCTTGTCTTGAGGACACGCTGAATCACTGCATTTACAATGTTCGGGTCATTAAACAATGTATGAATAGTTAGCATCATATATTAGTCCTCCTTTCTTTATTTTGCCATTATACCTGCGTTTTTCAACGCTGTCAATAATCCGTTAAAGTTTTCTACCGACACCGTACCAGATGCATCATTCACTTTGGCTGCCTGCTTTACACCTCCAAAAGCAGAAGTCGTAGCTGCTGTTAAAGTATACTTGTTAGCTTGTGCTGCAACCCCATCCAATTTGGCTTTATCTTCCTTACTCATCAAACCGTCCTGACTAGAAGAAGCCTTAGGAATAGATACGGCTTCTTTTTCTTGTTTGACATCCAAAGCGTTAAACTGGAAGTGCGGCATATTCGCCTTGTCAATATCTGCGAAAGGCATTACCAGCTTGGTCGGTTCGATTTCAAACGCACGCATCAAAAGGGAAACCAATACTATGCCATCCTCTACCTGCTTCCTTTCATACAGAGCTGAATTTGCGATAACTTTGGGCGTTGTACCGTCTGCGGCTGTCGCTTCGTAAAGAACTGTTCCAGCTTCTAGATTTTCTCCAAAGTCTGCCGCTAACGTCAGCTTATCAAAAGCTTTGTCAGCCTTGTCAATAGCGTTGATTGTCGCTCCATGCGCACCGTTACCCAAGTGCATACCTTTGTAAGCCAAAGAACGTTTCTTGATTTTCAATGTGGTATTGGAGCCTGTTGTAAACTTCTCATATACTTCCACACGGATAGCCACTTGGGATGTTTTCTTCACCAAGTCAGCTGCAATCGGTGTGAATGAGGGCAAGTACGAGCCGACAACGAGGTTGGTTGTGTCCAACTTGTACGGACCTCTGCGTCTGCGTCCGGTTTCTACGTCGTAGCGTTCTTCCTGCTCAACTTCCGGTTCAAGATTATACTTAAATCCTGCTGCCATAAAATCACTGTTTTTGTTGTTCTACAATTTCTTTAGTGTCGTCTGCAATCATTTTCGCAAACGACTGAGTCTCATTCTCCAGTTCTTTTTTTGCTGTATCTGGAGGAACTACACCCTTAAAGCCGTCATTCGCAAACTCCTGCTTCAAGTCCTTGAAGTATGCGTCCAAGTCCTCATCGTCCTTAATGGCGCATCGTTTGGCGTAGTTTTCGGGAATACCATACTCCTTTGCCTTTGCCAAAATCTGCTGGCTACGTGTTGCTTGAGCCTTTTCCGTTTCTAACTGTGTTAGCTTATCAGAAAGGTTCTTGTTGGAGTCAATTAAAGCTTGCGCCCATGCAGGCACATCGTCTTTATTCTCTTCCGTTTTGGTGGTTGTGGTAGTCTCGATTGGCTTACCGTCTTTAAGGTTATGCTTCTTCTCGTAGTTGGAAACTGCGGTCTTGGAAGCATCCCCGGCACGGAAATCACCATAGGAATTAAGCACGTCCGAAAAACTGATACCCTCAACAATAGAGTTTACCTTTGTCTCGTCCGTTATACCCTCTGCCTTTTTGGTGGCAATACGGGTAAGAATAGCAGTGTCCACCCCAGTAAACTTGGTTTGGAGGCCCGCTAAGATTTGTTCTAAAATTGTCATACTGTATGAATTAAAATTTGAGATTCAATTTGCAGAAGTAAAAATACCGCCAATACAGATGATTAGTAAATATTTAAGCTTCCGATTCACGACAATGAGTTGATTGTCGTGAATACGGTATAAAAGTAAGGAGGAAACAATTAAAGGGGAAATAATTAGGTTGTATAGCATTCACTAAGAAAAGGTTGTGAAGAAATCAATTTAAAATTCTATTTTTGCTGTAAAATAAAGTAACAGTATGGACTATATAAATAAAGGAACTTGTATTTTTTGTGGTAAAGATGTAACTCAAACGACATTTAAAGAGAAGCCACATACTATGCCAAAAAGTTTAGGTAGCATAAATATTGGTGTTGATATTTGCGATGAATGCAATCACTATTTCGGTCAACCTGACGACTTTGTGTTTCCTAAACTTTGTATAGAAGTTTGTGTTAAAGAAATATTTGGACTACCAAAAGCCTTGCTTAACAGAAAAGATAATTCAGAAAGATTAAAGTCAATATATTTCGAATATTGGAAGTCAAAAAGAAAAATAGTTCTCAAATCACATTTTAAGTTTAATGATAGATTTCTAACAACATTTGCAAGACAATTCAAGAGAGGAATATATGAAATGTTCCTTCAAGAATATCATAAAATAACAGGTAATGGATTAGACAATCGATTTAATCAAATTAGGAGATTTGCACGTTATAATATTGGAGATATTCCTTTGTATTATTTAGTCAATAATGGAGTTTACTTAATAGAAGAAAAATTTTCATCTCCTAAGTTTTCCTTTTCCGATTCACAATTTAATGATATAGAAACTTATGGATTTTATACATTAATATTGTATGGACAATGGTTCTTTTTAGAAGTTACCCCAAGAGCTGAACTATCTCGTGAAATTTATTTAAAAATGCAATGTGAAAAAATAAATGTTGGCGGATTTGTATATAGAGATTTAATTGAAATAAAAAGAATTACGGATATAGATTTTAGCTTAAGAAGCTTGTTTGGAGGTAAGTTATTTTAGGCGTGAAACCGAATGAATCACGCCTAAAATATATCACATCAAAAACTTATACTTATACACCTAACACTATATTAGCATCAATATTTAGCTTCCGGCTTATCTCACGAGCAACTTTTAAAGTAGGTTCACATTTACCAGATATATAATCACTTAATCGTGATGGGCTGACACCAACTAACTTTGCAAGTGATTTTTGATTAAGCCCCATTTCGTACATACGAAGTTTAAGAACATCCACAAGTGTTGGTTCTCCCAATGCAAAATGTTCTTCGGAATAATCAGCAACCAAATTAGAAAGAAGCTCCAATTCTATGCTATTTGGGTCATTCAAAGGAGTATCATCTTTCACTAATGGAAGAAGTTCCTCTACTCTTTTCACCGCCCATTCATATTGGGCTTGATTTTCTATCTTTGTCATAATCCTAAATATTAGCGCAATCTATTTTATCATATTCTTTATGAGTACCAATAAAGCGAATATACACAAACTGAATAGTGAATTTAATCACTACTACCAAACGATAGTTATTGCCTTTGATATTGAAAACATAGTGTTGATTACCTACACTATCAACGCTATTAAACGTTTTCTTAATATCGGCAAAACAGGTCCACTTGCTTCTTTTCACAATGGTAGTCCATTCTTGCAAAGCGACCTTTGAATCGGGATGGTTCTCTGCATATTCTTTTAATGCTTGTTCGGTAAATATTCTCATTGGTTACTCAATTATCGTGTGACAAAAATACATATATAATTCTATAATTCAAAATTATATTCTAATATTTACAATTTAAAGAGCAAAAAAATAGCGGCAACTCCAAAGAGTCACCACTAACTATCCTATTTTCCCTATCAAAAAATTATAAATCCCGTAATTTTTCTGACTAAGAGGCGTTTTTCTGTCCCTTATTTCCGATTTGCTCATTCTTTGCCACCTGTTCCTCTTTGATTTCCTTCAGCTCTTCATCAATGCGATCCGCGTTCCCAGCAAACATAATGCCCTCACGTCTTGACCATACACCACCACTAACAGCGGAGACAGCCGTAGTAACCTTATCATTCAAATCATCAATCATATATGGAACCAGTTCTGTTTCTATGTCAATGGTCTGCGATGCCTTGCTAAACTCGGTTGGATTGATAGAGCCTAAAGCGGAAACAATGAAATTTACTCTTCGCTGCAAGAACTCACCGATAACCTCACCGTGATTTTCTACCGCCATATGTGCACCCATAAACATGAAGCGGAAAGCAGTGCCGGAAGCCTTGCCTATGCCTTTCAATGTCTCAAACGATATTCTTGGAGTGTTTGACATATCATAAGCCATATTAGTGAGTGTTTCTGCTTCAAAACGTACCGTATCCGGAACTTGGTTCCACGTCAGATACTGAGCATCCGCACCTTCACCCGTAAGTTTGACCATTCTGTCCTTAACCTTACCCATGAAACCCTCTACATCTCCAATTAGCTTCAGCAGTGGGAAGAAATGATAGTCTATACAATCAGCATAATTAGATAGCAATTTCTCTAATCGGACCCGAAAAGTCTTTATCTTCTTGCAGTAAGGTTCAGGACGATAAGCATAGAGAACCGGTAGTTTTGGGAATCCATGAGCAAAAGGCGTTCTTTCTTCATACCCTTTAGACAAATCCCATTGATAAACCATTTTGTCCGTGATAGTCATAAAGCAGATGACCTCCGAATCATCCATGAGCTTCTTTTTATACTCACGTGAGAAAGCAATCATTTTACCTTCGTCGTTAAAGAACGGGTATAGCTTATCACCTCTGAATGGAGACCATAACACGCTTTTCAGTTTCTTGGTGGGCTTGACCTTGCCACCGAACGTAGTCTTAACTTTCTTCCAAAACTTTGCCCAAAACGAATCATCATCGGTAACATACCAATATTCTGCCGCTTCTTGTTCGGAGAGCCAGGCACGGACAATCTTCTTGTTTTGGTATTTGATTTTGTTGGATTTAAATACAGCCTTTACCGCATCCAGCAGCTTCTTTTCATCATCATCAGTCGGAGTGCAATCCATAGACGGTTCTGTGCCGACCGTGAAAGCAGTTTGAATGTTCACTATATCTTGTTCCAATGGAATAGAAATACGGTTCACCGGTTCAGTCTTATACTTTGCTTCGATTTCATAAGTCTTACCAGTTTTTTCATCGAAAACTTTTTCGGATTCCTTATCAAGTACTTTTCTGTCCGGATACTTTTCTTTATCCACAATGATTTCGTGGCGTTCCGGATTCCAATCATCCCAAAGTTTGCAACGGTCGGGAAGTTCAGTCTTCCTACCTTTCTTCAGATAGTTTATCTTCTGCCCGATGTCAGGCAATGCTAATATTTCTTCTAAATTCAATGGCATAGCTTATATTTTTAGTGTGTGAATATTCCAGTTAAATCTTTCGGCTTCTGAATCTTACCAAGAAGCTCACCCAATACATAGTAACGTACAGCATCTATTCCGTGATTGTCATGGTCTTCCGGTTCGTTGATATAGTTCCCGTCCTTATCCTTTGCCCAAACATACTTTCTGAACTCGCTTTGCAAGTTGTACGAGCTTTTGGTTATATAAATCTCCATATCTTTCATTTTGTCAATTCCGGCATTGATAGAGCCTGCACCTTTCTCTACGGCATATATCTTGATTCCTCCGTTGTGTATCTCTTGAATCAATCGAGGGTCAGCACTGTCAGCTATGACTTTCAATCCCCACGGGCGAAGAGTCTTGATGATGTCAGAAGAAAGCAATCCAGTACGGTAATCCACTTCATCCAAGTAAAGGGCGTTATCAACGATACCACAACGAATGGAAGCAGACGGGTCATGCGTATAACCGAAGTCTTGCCCGAAAGCAATTTTCTTTGCCCAAGCCGGGAACTCGTCAACAATTCCCCACTTCTTGAACACAGCACCTTCTGCAACGTCAGCCCACCGGCCGATAACCACATGAGCATACTTTTCAGGATTACTCACCTTCATATCTTCCACCTCTTTCAGGAACTCAGGAGAAAGGTTATCCAAGTTATCAAAATACGTAGTATGGATATGGAGCACATTCGGATGAGTGGAAATCTGAACCTGCACACCGTCAATCTCTACCAGCTTGTGAGTTTTCTCAATGTATTTCTTGTAGATGAAGTGATTGGAATCACATGGGTTCATTATAATGATAATCCGGTTCTGAATACCCTTCTTGCGAATGGAGAGCATTATCTTGTCGAACTCATCTTCGCTTGTCCACTCTTCCGCTTCATCGCAGACAAAAGTCGTAATGCCTTGAATGGATTTCAGTTTTGCTGTCTGGTTTCCGGAAGAAGTCTTGATACCCCGAAACATGATACGGCTCTTAGTCATCTTATTGACTATGTCCGTCTTTGTGGTCTTGAAATATTTCGTGGTACCGTCCAAATCTATCTTCTCCATCATTTCGGGGATGATAGACATACCGGCAGAAACCATCGTGTAACGGGTGTAAAGAATCTGATGAACTATTTTCTCTACGGGAGTCATTTCAAAAGTCAACCGCTCAATAAAGGTAGAAGCATTGAAAGACTTTCCCGAACCACGCCCACCGGTAATAAGAATTATAAATTTTTCCTTATCCTCGTATAATGGATGGTAAATTTCTTGAGGTACTATCATTTCAGCTTGTCTTTAATCCAAGAATCAATGTTGATGCCATGCTCTATGTCTGTTGGAATATATGCATCATCTTCAGCTCTTGGAGCCGGTCTATTCCATTGTTCGGGCTTACGGTTTTTGAGCCAGAAAATACCAGCTGTTGTATCAGGTGGTACTTCTTGGTCTAATTCCACAATCTCTACCCGTTCTTTCTCGCATCTGCGACCTTCTTCATCGAAAAACACATCTTTCACCTTAATAGCCTGTTGAACTTTTACCTTCATCCCCATAGCCTTACGATAAATCTTGCTTTCAATGGCAAAATCAATGGGCGCACGCCCATTTTTTAATGCTTTAGATAATTTAGGCAATTTACCTTTCAACACAGAGAAATGCGCTTCACTGTAGCCGATGTTTGCTGCGATTTGCTTATCGTCCAAACCATCACGTGCCCAACCCTCAATACGGATTAGGTTCTGTTCATCATCAAAATCAAACTTCGGCTTTGCCATACTTATTCAATCAGTTTTAAAACACCTTCCCCTTTAGCGAACTTATCATCTGTACTTATACCAAGCAGGTCACAAAAATCAGCCTTAGCTTCGTAGGAGGAGAACGAAAGCATTATGTAAGCTTCTTCATTGAGTTGGCGTTCCTTAGCCACTGCCTTAACCTGTTGCTTAACCTCTTTCATGTGAGCTTTCTTTTCTTCTTCTGTTCTATCAAGACGCTTTGATTCTTTCACCGGGGAAGATAGCAAATTATCTAAAGAATCAGACAATCTAATATCATCAATACCACTTATGGATAGAATATCATTAAGTTCAGCTTCACTCAAACCGACATCGGAGTAATCAATATCATTAATGTAATCAGCTATCAAATCAATATCTGGTTTAGTATTTCCCACGGCCATGTATGTAAGCTGTTCCTTCTCAGCCTTATCATCCAGATTTACGACCTCAACCTTAACATTGTAATCCGTGCTGGAAGTACCATCGTATTTATAATGCAAATCCATTGCTTTTATCCTGCGATGCCCGTCTATAAGATTTCCCGATTTCTCATTCCATACGATACCGCCGAGGAAACCCACTTTTTGCAAGTTCTTCTTTTGCAGTTTTACCCTCTCATCAGAATGCCTTTTAGGATTAATCGGATTCAGATTTATTTTGGAGCGCTTTATAATTCTTGTCTCACTTTGCTTTAGTTCTTTCATAATCGTATTCAAATAGTTTTCGTTCCACCAAAGGGTATTCATTTATAACTTTCTGCAAATCACCCGGAAATCTATTACGAAGAAAAAGAAGGTAGTTAATATCCGTTATGTCCGTTCCGGATGATTGATGCTTGGAATCGTATGATTCCGGTTTGATTAAACCAGCCCTGCTAATATAATCCATGACGTCTTTATTTTTGTATTCAGACAATGGATAACACTTCTTTTGCGCTTCATTAATTCCGTTCATGTCGTATGTACGTAGCATCAAACGCCTGTTCATTGAATCGGATTGCTTAAAGCCGAAGAAAGCCCACTCAATATTGTATTTCTCCCTTACTATATCTGTAAGCTGAGCCATGCTGTAAAGTTTCTGTTTCTCATTTTTCTCGCATCCCATATACCCAATGCGTCTATAGGAATAAACTGCAAAATGAGGAATCTGCACATACTTAACATTTGGATATTTATTACAAGCATAGTTTATATAACGGTTAATATGAGATAAGTCTTTAACAACGTACATATAAACGCATACAATTTCTTTAAAGTATGGTGAAATAAGGTCTAAAAGGGCTATACTGTCTTTACCCGATGCCGAGTGAAACAATATAACCCTGTCAGTCCTTTCGGCGATAGTTTTTATTATATCTATTGCCTTTTTCATCATCAAGCAATCCTACCACCTACCTTACGATTAATTCTCGCTCTTTGGGCTGCATTTCTACCCATAGATTGAAAACGACCAGCTTCATAGTCTTTTCGAGTGCGATATTTATTACCGCTCGCATCAGTTGCGTAAGTTTCTCCCATAATCTTAAATTTTAAATTAAACAATCTTTTTACCAATAAGTAAAGCCACCGAAGTGGCTTATATTATTTCAATCCATCATGATGAATAATCTCACAGATATGTAAATAATAGAACAATGGCACTTCTTCGGGCGGATTTTTCTTGAAATCTTCTAGCTGTTCATCGAAATCATGAAAATCAAATTCATCGTGCATGAACTTTATTCCTTCTTCTGTTATTTCGCCTATACCAATTTCATCAATGGCGACATCAAGTGTCCATGGTGCACCAGTACTATAAAAATGAATAGCTTCTATATCAGTCCTTAAAATAGGTTGACATTCTTGCTCGCGTCCAGCTTTTCTAAATTTCTCGTTTTCGTCAACTTGCGCAAAGTCCGTGAACATCTTCTCATATTTGGCGCTAAGCATACGTGTTTCTATGCTCTTTTTACCATTCAAAATATCTAAAGCGTTTTCTTTTGTCATTATGAGCGAATACGCTTCTATCTCTTGACCATTATAATTAATCTTCATATCACTATATCGTTATAAAATTTATACATAAAAGATAGTACCCCAAAGGTACTACCACAACCAAAGATAACGAAATATCTTCAATCGTTATACACGACAATTGGCTTATTGTCGTGAACTAAGCCATTTGTCCCGTCTTTCTCTACACGCCTCTAAGGTAGGCGCACAACAAGCAAAGAGTTCACCACTTTCAGTACGGTAATCGTACTGGTACATTCTCACTCTTTTACCTCTCAACCTGGTGTTGTAGGTAGTGTAATTCTCTTTACCGGGTTGACATACGCTGCAACCGTTTTTGTTTATTGAGTTCATAAGCTAATCTATAAAAGTGTTATTGCAATATTCTTTCACTCTCTTTAAGTCAGGATAGCCACTTTTACAAACAATATCACCCACTATTGAATCATGCTTAATATGTCTGTCAAGATAGTCAATCAACCGTTGTGCTGCATCCTCTTTCGTAGCTGCCACAAATCCCATACCCGCAAAGTTGCCAACAAGCCATTCAGAAGTCACTGTCACACCTCTTTCGTCTGTGTATATGTGGTATTCTGAATTAGGTAAACTCTCTATCAATTCAATAATTTCTTTCGGTGTTACCATGTCAATCTATATTTATCGTTTCACATTCAATCTTTCTTCACTCGTGTAAGCCACTACAAACCCAGTTTCATCATGCTGTATGGTGATGTACTTTTCACCCCTCTCTATAGTAGAGAAGTCATAAGGGGTTACCATCTTACCC